ATACATCTGACGCTTCAGTTTCTACGGCAAGCTATACAAGAACTGGTGATGGAAATTCTGCCTCTAGAACCTCGCAAACTAGAATAAATAGAGCTGGACAATCTACGCCCATAAATAGATTCAACAGTATTAGAATGGGCATGATGCCCTACGAATACGCTTCTGATGGAGTCAATGTCAGAGAAGCTATTGAGCTATGTCAAAAAGCTTATGCTAATGTAGCTGTTTTTAGAAATGCCATTGATACAATGGCTGAATTTGCAAATGCCGAAATATATCTAGAACAAGGAAACAAAAGTTCTCGCGATTTCTTTTATCGTTGGTTTAATAAAATTCGTTTATGGGATTTAAAGGATCAGTATTTTCGTGAATTTTATAGAAGCGGAAATATTTTTCTTTACAGACTTGATGGAGACTTATCTTTAGAAGATTTTAATTTACTTTCTAAAACTTATGCAGCAGAGGGTTTAAAAAAAGATAAAATTCCAGTTAAATATATTTTGCTAAATCCTTTTGATATTGTAGCTAAGAGAAGCACGGTTTTCGCTACTGGTGCGTATGAAAAAATTCTTTCTGAATATGATATGGAAAGACTGCGCAATCCAAAAGATGAATATGACCAAGAAGTTTTTGATGCGCTACCTCCAGATATCAAAGAGAAGGTTAAAAAGGGGCAATACTATGCAAGCGGACTTCTAATTAAATTGGAAAACGATAAACTTAGTTATTCTTTTTACAAAAAGCAAGATTACGAACCTTTTGCTATTCCTTTTGGATTTCCAGTGCTTGAAGATATTAACGCTAAATTGGAATTAAAAAAAATGGATCAAGCTATAACTCGTACTGTAGAAAATGTAATCTTATTAATTACGATGGGCGCTGAACCAGAAAAGGGAGGCATTAATGCGCAAAATTTACAAGCAATGCAGCAATTATTTTTAAATGAAAGTGTTGGTCGCGTTTTAGTTTCCGATTATACAACAAAAGCTGAGTTCATTATTCCAGACATCTCTAAAATTATTGGTCCAGCAAAATATGAAGTATTAAATGAAGATATCCGCATTGGTTTGCAAAATATTATGGTTGGTAATGAAAAGTATAATACCACTGAAGTGAAGGCTAGGATCTTCATGGATAAATTAAATGAAGCGAGAAGAGCTTTTTTAAGTGATTTTTTAAATAGAGAAATTAGAAGAATTTCTACGGCTTTAGGATTTAGAAATATTCCTGTTGCCAAATTTGTCGATATTGATTCCAAGGATCAAACTGAATTATTAAGAGTTGCAACAAGATTGATGGAATTAGGCGTAGTTACTCCACAACAAGGCTTAGATATTTTTAATACTGGAAGATTTCCAAACTCAGAAGACATTGGTTCCGTTCAAGATCAATTTGTCAGCGAAAGAAAGAAAGGTTATTATAATCCTTTGGTTGGAGGAGTGCCAATGATAGCTCCGCCCGCACCCAAGCTTCCTGCTGGAGCTAAAGTTGCGGGTTTGGGTGCGCCACCAGTCGCAGCAGTTCCAAAAAACTCCACTCCAAAGTCGCCAGGTAGACCAAACGGTAAACAAGCTCCATCAAAAACAATCAAAGGATATTCTAGAAAAAATATTCAAGAGGTTGTTATGAAAATAGAAAATTTGACAAAATTAATTCAAGACGAAATTAAAGCTAAGTATAAAGTTGAAGAATTAAATGAAACTCAGAATTCAATTGTTGAACAACTATGTGAAGCTGTAGTTTGCGCCTCGGAAATGAGCGATTGGGAAAGTCAAATTAAAAATTGTGTAAATGATATTGAAGGAATTCAAGAACTTCATACTAAAGATGAGGTTTTAGATATCTCTTCAGAGCATCAATTAACCACTTATCCCTCCGCAATACTTTACCACTCTAAAAAAATATAATGGATTTTAAATATAAAACTCAATTCACATTTTCAGACATTAAGGTTTCAAATTTTAATGTTGCTGATGGAGTTTCAAGAGCTTCTTTGCAAAATTTACTTCCTTTGATTCCAAATTCTGAAATTGATTTCGATCAGAATATAGACTTATTGGGTGTTGCTTTTAACGCCGCAGTTATTAATAAATTTAATAAAAATGATGATGGAATTGACACCAAGACCGCACTGAGAATAGGCACTTTATTTAAGCATAAGCCAACAAATATTGAACACAAAAAAGAAAAAGTTGTTGGTCATATTTTAACTGCTGGTTTTAGTAAATTAGGTGATAGCGAATTATTTATACCTCAAGAAAGTGAATTAGATCCATTTAATATTGCGCTTGGCGCAGTTGTCTATAAATTTGTCAATAAAGACTTTGCTTCAGCTTTAGAAGATTCAACTAATTTAGACAGCAATTTATATAATAAAATTTCTACAAGTTGGGAGTTGGGATTTAACGAATATAATATTGCAGTTGGATCAAGCAACCTAAAAGAAGCAGAACTAATCACAAACGAAAAACAAATTAAAGAATTAAAGGGGAAACTAAAGTCTTACGGTGGATCTGGCGAATTAGAAGACGGAACAAAATTATATAGACTAGTAGTTGGCGATGTTTATCCTTTGGGCATTGGATTTACGGCAACTCCAGCCGCAGATGTAAAAGGAGTTGTAGTTAATTCCATGCAAGATAAGGAAATATTAGAGAGTCCTTCTGCAAAAGTTTTTTCTTTTAAAAATCATTTTTTGGTTAAAAATAATTCACATTTAGAAAATAGTGATGTAAAACCCGAAAAAGAAAGTATGAACTTAGAAACAATTATGTCTGAGATTAAAGATGCTCTTTTGGAGAAAAAAATCTCTCAAGAGGCCGCTGCAAACATGACTGCAACTTTTACAGAAGCTATTAAGAAAAAAGATGAAGAATACAAAAATGAATTAGCTTCAGCCAAAGATGCTGCTGAAAACGCGCTAAAAGAAAGAGCTGAATTAAAAGCTTCTATGGAAGAAGTTCAAAAACAATTAACTGAAGCTCTTCAAAGGCTAAATGAATATGAAGTAACTCAAAAAGCTCAACAAGCATTAGCTACTTTCAATTCTCGCATGGAAGAAATTGACTCCATGTTTGAATTGGATGACGAAGATCGTCAGGTTTTAGCAGAAGATATTAAAAATTTGACAGACGACGAATCTTTTGCATCTTTCAAAAATAAACTTTCCGTTATTTGGAGAAATAAAAATAAAGAAGTGAAAACTGAACAAGAAAAAGAAATTCAAGCTAAAATTGATGCTGAAGTTGAAAAGCGAATTTCCGCAATGAATAAGAGTTCAGCTTCCACCTCTTCCGTAGAAGATATTTTAGATAAAGCTAAAGCTTCTAACGCAACACTTCCAAATAACAATCATTCTTCTTCTAAGCCAAGTCAATCTTTATTTGAAAAATTTTCTGAAGCTTTCAAGAAGGAAAATATTATCATTTCTTAATAAACTCAACAATAAAATAAAAATATGGGAAAAAGACTCCTACCTTTCAGACAATATAGCGATCAAGATGTTATTAACATGTTCGCTCTAGAAGACTCCGTACTTACCGCAACACAAAGCATTACCGAAACTCATTCAGGTGATGCTGGTGTTTTCGTTAAGATTTCAAATGGTAACTTGGATTTAGATCCAGTCACTTATGGAAGCAATTCCTATCTTGGCAAGACTGATTATCCATTTGTTGGCTCTAATGGATATCCAAGTGTTAATTTGAAAATTACTCCAGCTTCCGCAACTGATATCAGACCATTGGGTTTGACACTCTGGGAAACTGCAAAGTATGACGAAAATGGTCAAAAACTTATTTATTATCCCCAAAAGGCTCATGAAAATCAAGTGCTACTACCTGGACAATCTGTTCCAGTTGCAACCAAGGGCGTATTTACATTGACTGATACTGCATATAACAATACTGCAAACTGGGCAGTCGGTAATTCATTTACTCTTTCTTCTCAAGCTGGAAAAGTTACAGGAAGAGCCGTTGGATATCATCCAACAGGAACTTCAGATCCTGCTATTTTGGGTACTATTTTAGCAACTGGCACTCGTGGAAACAATGGAGCTACTATTGGTGATAAATATTCTGGTTCCTATTCCGTTATCAAACTTGGCTAATTTTTAAATTTAAAAAAAGTATATGAAAATCTCTCTTAAAAGAACTCCCGAACAAATTGAATTAGTCAAAGCTATGGCTTCCAAAAATCGCGATGTTGCGTATGAAGCTCAAGTCGCTTTGGCTGCATTTCTCGGACCCGTACTCGCTGAAGTAATTAATAATGCTCCAGTTCTGTCTAATTTATTTTCTCCATTGTCTTTCAATGCTGAAGATAATCCTTCAATTCCTTTAGACTTGTATTACGACATCACTGATGAAGATTATATCACTGTATATAGTCAGCAGGTTCCAGGTGGTCTTCCTACAAACCAAGTATTGCCAACCACTTCTGAAATGAAGATTACTACATACAAAATTGATTCTGCTTTGAGCTTTGATAAGCGCTACGCAGCCAAAAGCCGTATGGATGTAGTCAGCAAAACCTTTACTCGTATGGCTCAAGAAATCTTGGCCAAGCAAGAAAGAACTTCTGGTACATTGATTCTATCTTCATTAGCTGCTGCAGTAACTAATGGCAAAAAGCACGTTCAACGCGCTAATGCCGCAGGTCGCTTCTTGTTGCAAGATATGAATGAATTGCTTACTCTATCCCGTAGAGTATTCACTTCATTTACTGGTGGCACAATGCCAACAGGTCAAGCTGGAATGGGCGTTACTGATCTTATGATTTCTCCAGAAATCGAAGAAGAACTTCGCGCAATGGCTTACAATCCAATCAATACCAAAGGTAATGCAATTGAAGGTGGAGCTGCTGGCAATGACGCAAGAAATACCGCTTTCGTAACTGCTCCCGATGCAGTTCGCGTTGGACTATTTAATGGTGGTGGCGTTTCTAGTTTCTATGGCGTTAATTTAATGGTATTTAATGAATTTGGTGTTGGTCGTAAATTTAACACCATCTTTAATACCGTTGCTGGTTCTACCGTTTATGCAAAAGCTGATGGAACTGGTGGCGCTAAATTTGGCAGAAATGTAGCTGATAGTGCAGCTACTAATGATGAATTGATTCTTGGAATTAATCGTAATCGTGAATCATTGATTCGCGCAATTGCAGTTGATTCTGAAACTGGTTCTGAATTCTCATTGGTTGCTGACGATCAGTATAGTATCCGTCAAGGTAAAATCGGTTACTTTGGATCTCTTGAAGAAGGTCGCATGGTTCTTGATAACCGCGCTTTATTCGGAAAGATCATTACTCAAGCTTAATTTAGTTAAAAGTACTTAAAATTTGGCCGC